TCGTAAAGTTTCTACTTATGAAAATAATGAAACTACCGAATGGGAAAGTTTCAAAAATTACATTAAATATAGAAATGCTCTTCTTGAAAGTAAAGGTAAATATGATTATTTAATTATTGATGGACTTTCTGATCTTGATAGTCTTTCTGTTATTGGAGGAACTCTTGCTTATATGGATACCACAATTGGTAAACATTTTAATAGAGATAAAGCTGGTTTTAAGTATACTGTTGGGGATGCAAATTGGAAAGAAGTTACAAGTCTTCCTGATGGTGCAGGTTATCAACATACAAGAAAATGGTTTATGTCTCAAATAGAAATATTTACACAAATTAGTCCATATAGATTATATGCTGCTCACATTGTTGATAAATATATTAAGGACAATGGTAAAGAAGAAGTGATAGGAGGAGAAATTGCTTTAACAGGTCAATTAAAAAGAATATTTGCTTCAAAGGTTACAGCATTATGTAAAATTATAGATGAAGGTAAAGAACGATGGTTGAATTTTGATGTTCAAAATGATAGTATTGTTGCTGGAAGTAGATCAGCTGCATTAAAAGGAAGAATATTAATTTCTAGAATGAATGAAAAAGATGAAATTGAAACATTCTGGGAAAATATTTACAAAGAAAATAATAACTAAAACCAAAATTAAATTATGGGAGAAGGTGCAATAGGAGAAGGTCCTGGACCAATAGCAGATCTAAATGTGGGTACTAGAGAAGTATATCTTAATGATATAGGAATAGTTGAAGCAAGACAAACTAAATCTGAAAAAGAATATATACCACCAAGACAAGAATTATTAAAACGTTGGAGTGTTAATATTAATTTTCATGATGTAGGTTGTACAGTTCAAGTTGGGTGTAAATCAATAGCATTTGATAGTATTGATAAAGGACTAGCTGCTTTAAATGAGTATATAAAAAATCCATATCAATCAGAAATTGATTGGAGAGAAAAATTTAATCAATAAATAAATTAGAATTATGAGTAGTATTGGAGGTAAAAAAAGAGAGTCTGTAGGAGAGTTTACAAAAAAAGTTGGTTTATTTGAAGCTAATGTGATAGCTGTAAATCCTACTATGGAACAATTGAAAGAAAAACTTGGAATAGAGTTGAAAGAAGACAGTAAAGCTGCTGAATACATTGGTACCAGTAATGATGGAAATTCTTATGTTCGTGTTGACATTTGGCTTGAAGAAGTTAAAAACAAAGACAAATTTAAAGTTTCATTTTTCTTAGAAGATAAGGAAAGAGAAAATAAGGATAACACAAAAAGACAATATATCAATGCTGTTGGTGTATGTTCTTGGGCTGCAGATCCTAATGATCTTCCTGATTGGTTCACAGCACGTGATTATCGTGTAGCTTATACAGGTGAAGAAGACCTTTATAGTTTTATGAGAACATGGTTGAATGAATTAGATTATAGAAGTGCTGATACAACATTGACACTTGATTGGAAAAAGCTTATGAAAGGTAATATGAAGGATATATCAGACCAAATTAATGGTGAATGGTGTGCTTCTATTGTTGCATTAGCTACAATCATATCTAAAGTGAAAGATGATGAAACTAAAGAATATCAAGGAGTGTATAATAGAGGATTTTTATCTCCTTATACATTACGTAACTTTAGACTTGTTGATTATTCTGATCAGGCTGTAATTGATAAATTATTAGCTAAGAAATCTAAAGATCTTAAAGCACATGAAAAGTTTGTACTTAATGTTACAGGCCAATATGGTTGTAAAGATTTTTATATTTTGAAAGATCTTAAAGAATATGATGCTGATGAAAATTTAGTATCATCTGATGCTGCTAAAATTGATAACAGTGCTGATGATGGTGAATATTAAACTCTGACCGAGTGGGTAATTGCCCCTTATCAGAGATGGTAAGGGGCTTTTATTTTTATGTGGATTATTATCCACATTTTAACGGTTTTTGTGGAAAATATTCAACATTTAAAAATAAAAATATGATACAGGGAGCGAAGAAAAATAGTCTTACAATAAAAACAATTCTTCAAAGAATATCGGAATATGATATATTTATGTATTATATGCCCTATAAAAATTGGAAAATTAATATAGTTACATTATCACCATTTAGGGATGAAGAAAATCCTTCCTTTATAATAGGTAATAGAAATGGGTCATTATCTTATATTGATTTTGCTGATACAGATAAAAGAGGGGATTGCTTTACATTTATAAAACAACTTTATGGAATTGATTCTATGGATCAGGTTTTAAAAATGATTGATCGTGATTTTGGTCTTGGTATATCAACAAAAGAAAATATTGGAGAATACAAAAGAATAATATCAGAATATCAACAACCAGAGGAAGCAGGTAAACGTTATGCATTAGTTCAAGTGAAAACAAGAAAGTTTACTAATGAAGAATTAGCTTATTGGAATGAATATTATCAGGATAAGTCAGATCTTGTCAAAGAACATATTTATTCAGTGGAAAAAGTTTTTCTAAATAAAAAACTATTTACATTAGATAATTTAGAACTTAGATTTGGTTATTTTTATGATGGACATTGGAAAATATATAGACCTTTTGCAAATAAGAGAAGCAAATGGGTTCCTAATAATGTTCCTATTACCACAATGGATGGTAAAGAAAACATAGTTAATTGTGGAACAGCTTTTATTAATAAAAGCAAAAAGGATTATATGGTAGTTAAAAAAATTTTGGAATGTACTTGTGCAGTTCAGAATGAAGGAGTAGCATGTTTTTCTCATGAAAATATAGAATTTTTAAAAGCAAACTCAGATAGACAAATTTTATCATTTGATAGTGATGTAACAGGAGTAAAGAATAGTCAACAGATAACTAAAATGTTTGATTTTGAGTATTGCAATGTTCCTAAGATATATCTAAAGGAAAATATAAAAGATTGGGCTGATCTTGCTAGAATACATGGCCTCAAAACAGTAGAAGATTATTTAAAATTAAAAAATGTAATATGAAAGTAATTGAAAGAAAAGCATTACAAGATGAGTTAAAAAGATATAAAAAAGGATTTTTTATTCTTCATGCATATTTTGATTCTATTTCAGAGGAAGAACAAGTAAAAGTTAATAAACAATTAGATAAATTAGGATTATGATACCAGAAAAAAAGATTAAAGCTAGAACATCTTATCAAATGTTTGAAAGAATAGCAGATGCTATGGATAATTCAATTGAAGAAGGACTTATGGTCTTGTATAATGAAATGGATAGAAACCAGAATTTTGGCTCAAGAACAAATGCTTCTTATGCAAGAGAATCTTTAGATTTATTATTAGCTGAACGACAACTTAAAAAATAAATATTATGTTAAAAATATATGCAAAAGTAAGAGGAGAATTTCTTATAGAAATAGGAGATTATAATGATTTAATTTCTGATACAGTTACAATTAGAGATAATAAAAATAGAAAATTATCAACAGGTGAAATTGAACTTATGTACTATGAAGATGAAGAAGGTTATGAAGTTGAAGAAGATGGAACTTTATCAATTTAAAAAATAATAACATGACAGACTACACACAACAAGACATAGATGCTCTTGAAGAGCAAATTAAAGAAAATAGCGAATGGATGTCCACAACAGAAGGATCTGAATATCAATGTATTACTATTGAAAATTTACAAGGACTTCTAAGTACATTTTTTGATACAAAAATCAAATTAAAAATTAAATAATTATGGAAGAATTAACAATAAATTTTACAGAACAAGAATTACAAGAAATGGTTGATAATTTATCAGGAGGGACTAATCATATGTTTTCTTGGCCAATTATTACAAGTAGTGGATTAACAATTACAGTGAATGTCACTGTAGGAGCAGATATATAATTATGGATGATTCATATAAAACAGCAAAGGCCACCTTAATAGCTACGCCTTTACCACAACAGACACGTACTTACAAACCTGTAAGTCATCAACAACTAATTGATCTTACATTAGAGAGTATTCATCAAGCAGGATTTAAACTTGGAAGAGAGTTTTATACATCTGCAAGAGAGGGAAATATTGCTAATGGTAGATTTACTATTCAAAATGTAGCTGATACAGAAATGCAATTACAAATTGGATGGCAAAATAGTTATGATAAATCAATGACATTAAAATTTGCCATTGGAACAAGAATATTCATTTGTGAAAATGGATGTGTTTCAGGAGATTTTGGGGCCTTTAAAAAGAAACATGTTGGAGAAATTCAAACATTTGCACCTGCAACTATTACAGAATATATTAAAAAAGCAGGAGACTCATTTAAAAGAATTCAAGCTGAAAGAGAAACAATGAAACAAATTCAAATTACACCAAGAGTTCAAGCAGAGTTAATTGGTAGAATGATAATTGAAGAAAGATTCATTGAATCTACACAATTGAATATCATTAGAAAGGAATTAAAAGCACCAACATTTGATTATGGGTGTCCAAATAGTCTTTGGGAACTTTATAATTATACAACTTTCTCTATGAAAGAAATACATCCAAGTCTTTGGATGCAAAATCATATTGATGCACATAAGTTCTTTGTAGAAGCTGCTGGTATATCACATCCAGAGATTACAGTACCTGCAATAATAATTCCTAATCAATTAGTAATGTTCTAATGAAGTGGGAATCATTTAAAAATAAGTTTCATCCATCTTGGCATGAAATAATGAAACCATTTATTGAAAGCAATGAATGTGATGAAATTTATAAATTCTTAAAAGCAGAAGTGGCAGGAGGTAAACAAATAGCTCCTGCTTCTTCTAACACTTATAGAGCTTTTATGATGACACCTTTAGATGAATTGAAATGTGTTATTATTGGTAATCATCCTTATAGTGAATTTAAAGATGGAACACCAGTAGCAACAGGTCTGTATTTAGACTGTTCAATTACACAAAAAGTAACACCACAGCTTAGAATTTTTTATGAAGGACTTGAAAGAGAATTTTATAATGGACTTAATTTAGATTATATACAAGATTGGAGTCTTGAATATTTGGCTGAAAGAGGTGTTTTATTATTATGTAGATCTTTAACTATTGAAAAAGATGAATCTATAGGTCATTCAAAAGAATGGATACCATTTATAAATCATATTATAGATATTGCTGTTGATAAAAATATCCCAATAATATTCATAGATGAAGATAAATTTAAAATAGGTATAGATTGGAATACAGAAAATGTATTTAGTCTTGCTAATGAGAAAATAGAAACT